CTTCAGCGCTTTGTCGTGGACCAGCCTATCGACGATCTGGACACGATCCTCGGCAACTCGCCCAAGAAGGCCGCCAAGAAGGCCCAGCCGAGGAAGGCAAAGTCCAGAAAGCGCTAGCCAAGATGACCGACGTCAAGCAGGATCCCGGGGAGGTGTTCGCGGCGCTCGCGCTGGCTTTCGGCCAGTTGGAGCCCGAGCAGCAGAGCGCGGCCATCGATGAGGTGTACAACGCGCTCAGCTCGATGCTGGAACAGCGCCTGGACGACACCGGGATCCCGCCCGAGGAAGCCTCCGAACACGATGGGCTCCGCCCGCTGATGATGGCCGTGAACATGGTGCGAGCCGTGTTCGGGAGCCGCGGGCGAGTCCACGTGTTCCGCGCCAACGAGGCGGCGCTCATCGCGAGCCAGACACACGGCGACCACGTGGACCTCCGCTTGATCGAAGCGGCGGAGGCGCCGCATGCCACCGAGTTGCTGCGCGAAGTGGCGGCGCCTCACCAGGCCCACCTCCGGTCCACCCTTCCGCCCTCCTGAGCGTCTGACATGCGCGAGGGCACCGAGCGCGCCACGGGCGTGCTGTGGTTGATCTTCGGCCTCCGCCTGGCGGCGTTGGAGGCAGAGCTGGTGTATCTGTCCAAAGAGTTGGACCGGATCGAACAAAGGAGCGGAAAGTGTCGCAAAATCTGAACGAGATGGCCGCGGAGTGCCACGAGGTCTCCAGGTCGAAAAACTGGCACGAGCGCGAGGCGTGCCAGAGTCGTGGCTATCCGGCCAGGCCCGGCGTGGACAACGCCGCGAGCCCCGAGGGCGTGGACTACGATCGCGTGGGCACGCTGATCGCGCTCATCCACTCCGAGGCCAGCGAGGCTCTGGAAGAGCTGCGCGCCGACAAGCCGGATCACCGGACCTTCCAGCTGTACTTCGTGGACGGCAAGGACGGTATCCCCAAGCCCGAGGGCGTGGCGGTGGAGCTGGCGGACGTGATCATCCGCTGCCTCGACACCGCCGGAGCGCTGGGGCTCGACATCGAGCGCGCCTACAGAGAGAAGGTGGCGTACAACCGCACCCGTCCGATCCGACACGGCGGCAAGAACCTGTAGCAGTCGTGGCCAAGAAGCGCCACGGACACAGGACCTACAACGACAGGACCGGCGCGCGCGAGTCGCCCACATACACGACTTGGCGCGCCATGGTCCAGCGTTGCCACGATCCGAACCACCAATATTATGAAAACTATGGCGCCAAGGGCATAGTCGTTGTCGAGAGGTGGCGCACTTTCGACAATTTCTTGGCAGATATGGGGCCGCGGCCCAAGGGGAAAACGCTGGGACGGCTGACGCCGTTCAGCGATTACGGGCCCGGCGAGTGTGAATGGCAGACCGCGCGCCAGCAGGCGGCGGCCACGCACAGCCACGCGAAGCACGAAGTGACCGTGTACGGCATCACCCGGACCAAGCGCGCGTGGGCAGCGAAGCTGAAGATCAAGTACAATACCCTGCTTGAACGCATACGCGCCGGGTGGGGATTGGCAGCATACACGACCCCACGCGGTCATCGCGGCCCGTCCGGAGCCCGAAAGCGCAAGCAGAAGCCTCGCCGGAGGCGACGCTGAGCAGAACGCGCTAGCATAGAGGGCCTGGACATGGCTGACGAGAAGCAGATCAAGCGGCGCCGCAAGCGTCTGCCCAAGAAAAAGGTGGCGCGCATTCGCGAGCTGGTGGAGAGCGGCAAGCGCACCATCGCGGAGGCGGCGGAGATGTATGACATCCCGTACTTCACCGCCTATTCCATCGCGCGTGGGTGGAGCTACACGACGGCTCCCGGTCCGCGCCTCGCCATCCAGCGCAAGTTCATCTCGCCCGAGCGGGCGGCCCGCATCGTGGAGCTTCACGAGCGCGGCGCGAGCATCAAGCAGCTCGCGCTCGCCTCCAAGTTCAGCGAGAGCACGATCAAGCGGGTGATCCGGAAGGCGCGGAAGCAGGCGGAGGCGACGTGAGCACCGAGATGACCAAGGCGGAGATCGCCGAAACGATGGAGACCATCTGGGACCTGCTCCTGGAAGGCAACACCGACAAGGAGATCATCGAGCTCACCGGCCTTGAGGCGGACGCCTACAAGCAGCTTCGCCAGCGCCTCGTGGAAGAGAAGGCCGCGGAGCTGACCGCCAAGCCGGCCGAGCATGTGTATGTGGAGTACGTCATCTGGCAGTCCCAAGGCATTGTGGACTTGACCAAGATGATGGACCAGTTCCGCAAGACCAAGCAGTACAACGCGATGGTCGGCGCGGTCCGAGTCCGCGCAGAGCTGTATGACAAGCTCATCGCCAAGGGCCAAGAGTTTGGCGTGTTCAAGAAGACACCGGAGCGGCGCGAGATCCTGGGCGGGTTCGTGCTCGCAGACCTCTCCAGTGACAAGCTCCGCACGATGGTCACCGGCGCGCTGTCCGACCTCGACAAGCTCATGAAGCGCTACGGCGAGGCGGACATCATCGACATCGGTGGCGGGCCGACCCATTACGGCCCGCGCCTGATCGAAGCCTCGGGCGAGGCCGTGGAGGTTCCCGAGGCTCCGCCCGCCAAGGACGATCCGGTGCCCGAGCCCAAGGGCAGCAAGGTGTTCGCGGCGCCTCCGAGCATCGTGGCTCCGCCCAAGCCCACGGGCAAGTCCGCCAAGAAGGCCAAGGCCCGAACGTCGCGCCAGTCGTCCAAGGCGCGCGGGCGGCGCCCGGACTCCGCCATCGGCGCGAACAAGCGCGTCACGCCCGTCGAGCCCGAGTTGAGCCCCGACGTCTGGGACGACTGATGAACAAGCTAGACATGACGAAGATGGGTGCCACCCGCGTGCCTCGGGGTGGTCTCCCTGCTCCGCTTTCGGCTCGGGCCACACCTCCGCCCAAGCTGGGTCGGCTGCTGGCAGAGGTGTGCGCCTTGGCGGTCCGGGGCGACAGGTGCCTCATCTGCGGTGGCGCGTCATGGGTAGGCCCGCACGACCTCGACTGCCCTGTGGAGAAGGCGATGGCGGCGACTGCCAAAGAGTACTGGCTCAGGCCCGATGGGCTACACATCAACACGCCCGATTACGTCACGCGCGGACCGGGCGGCAAGGGCATTCTGATCCGCACCATCCCCTATGAGGCGTGGATCAGGCTGGACCTCGACCAGCGCGACGACGCGGCCCGGCGCCAGGCCAAGGGCAAGACGTTCAAGGCCGTGGAGATCAAGTGTCGTTGGTGCGAGAACCAGCGCCACATCCTCCGCCCGCTCCTCAAGGAGCAGGCGCCCGACGAGTGCCACCCCTGTTTCAAGCTCCGCCTCCTGGGCGCGGATGGGCTCCGCCTGCTCATCAAGCAGCAGTCCGCCGAGGCCAAGCTTCACGCCTCGCATCGCCATATGTACTCGGCGCGAGCGGCGGCGGACAAGGCCAAGCTGGCATTGAAGATCCTGAAGGGGGCGTGAGATGGCGACTTTGATCCAAGGGTTCACGTGCCAGGGCTGCGGACGCTTCCACAAGTATCCCCAGGGATTCGCGGCGCTCCGTGTGGAGTACGACATGACCGATGAAGGTCTGGTCATCCTGGCCGTCCGTCAGCTCCGAGACAGCTGTGGCCGTACGTATCACGTGGTGGAACACAACATCCTCGTGGCAGCCCCGACATGGCCGACGCTCTGTACCAACGAGCCAAGCGCGCCCTCAAGATGATGTCCCCGACCACTCCGAGCGCCATCGCTCGCGAGTTGGACACGGACCCCGACGCGACACGGTTGGCGCTAGAGGACATGAAGCGGCGCGGACTCGCCATCTCCAAGACCACCGAGGAAGGCGCCACGGTGTGGTGCTTCCGCGACAAGAAGGCGCCAGCCGCGTGACCGCGGAGGCGCGGAAGCACGCGCCCTCCCCGGGCGTGAGCGTGAAGGCCATCGCGTCCAACCGCAAGCTCGCGCCCATCGTCCTCGGCAAGCAGTACGGGCGCCATCGCGCGATCATCCCGCAGCGCCCCTACGTGGCGGCCACGTACGTGGACATCCAGGGGTCCTGCGACGACGCGTGCGCCTTCAAGAAGGGTGGGTGTTACGCCATCGGAGGCGTGACCGGCAAGCTCGTGGCCTCGCTGGAGGTGGAAGCGCGCGGCATGACGCCGGAGGCGTTGGCGTTGGCGGAAGCGCTCGCCATCGACGCCATCCACCCCGAGGGCATCCCGGCGGACGGCGGCAGGAACGGCGAGCGCGGGCGCGATCTCCGCCTACACGTAGCAGGCGATGCCCGAACGCGAGCGGCGGTGCGCATCCTCGCTCGTGCGGCGGAGCGCTGGATGGCGCGAGGCGGCGGGTGCGTTTGGACCTACACGCACAGCTGGCGCACCATCCCGCGCTCGGATTGGGGCCCCATCCAAGTCCTCGCCTCGTGCGAGCACCCTCGCGAGGCGGCGCTGGCGCGGAGGCGCGGCTATGCCGTTGCGCTCGTGGTCAGAGAGTTCAGGGAGCGGCGCGCCTATGCCGTGGACGGCATGAAGGATAGGCTCGTGCCGTGCCCCGCAGAGACGGTTGGTACGACCTGCGTCCAGTGCCGCTTGTGTCTAGATGCTGACGGGCTGCGCGCCCGAGGGCGGGCCATCGGGTTCGCTGTGCACGGGCGCGATGCTGGCAAGGCCAAGCGGCGGCTGCCGCTTCTGGACACGCTGTTCGGCGCCCTCGACTAGCCCAACGCGCTCCGCCTCAGCTACGCTACAATCCATTGCTCCAGCGCGGGCTCGCGCCCGTACAGGCCTCACGGTGGGGCCATCAAGAGCGATAGGAGGACAGCATGAGCAGCGGAGTTCAGAGGGTGGTTCGCGGGGCGTTCGACGGCACGGGCGCGCAGCTGGACGTGCGCACGGTGGGCTTCCGCCCCCGGGCGGTCAAGCTCCTCAACAGCGAGGGGCTCTGTACCCTCAACTGGCACTCGCCCATGCCGGACGCGAGCGGCTACAAGACGATCACGGCGGGCACGGAGTCGTTCATCACGTCCAACGGCATCACGCCGCTGTCGGACGGGTTCCGGCTCGGGGCCGACGCGGATCTGAACGTGGCCGGCGAGCTGGTGTACTACGAAGCCACGGAGTGATCCGCGGCGCACCACTAGGACAGCCCGGGCTGGCTTCGCTGGCCCGGGCTTTCCAGCCAGAGGAGACCACCGATGACCTTCAAGACGCGCGCCCCCGCCATGGCTCCCGACTACAGCCTGTACAGGGAGGCTGTCGCGGCTGCGGATTCCGGTCCGTACTCCACCAAGGAGCACGGGATCAACATGGGCGACTACCGCTTCGCCAACATCCAAGTGTTGCCGGCCGGTACCGCCACCCCGACCATCCGCGTGATGTTCTGGTCCGACAAGCTCGGGCAGTTCATCCGGGCCAACCCCGACCTCACGGTCACCGGCGCGCTCGGAATCCCTTTCGAGTACACCGTGGAGTGCCGCGGGCGCATCATGTTCGTGGAGCTGACCGGGACGCTCACCGGCGGCGTGGACGTTCTGGTGAGCGGCTACAGCATCGATCACACTCTCTGACCCACAGGAGGGCACGTGCCCGACTTCGCCCGGATTGGCCACAAGGCTATCGCAACGGCGGAGCGCTCCGAGCTGGTTGATCTGTATCGGCACATCGAAGGGATGGGCCGCGAGTGGATCAAACGCCAGATCATCGAGCGCAACCGGATCGACATCCTTGCCACGTACGTGCTGGGATACTCGGTGGAGCCGTTCCACCTCCGGATGCTCCAGTACCAGTTCCAGCATCCCGACAATCTAATCTTGGTGTTCCGCGGAGCGGGCAAGTCCACGATCTGTACGATCACCAAGACGATCCACCTGCTCCTGAAGAATCCCAACCTGCGCGTCCTGATTGCCTCCAAGGTAGTCACACAATCGCAGACCTTCCTCAAAGAGATCAAGGGCCATTTCGAGTCCAACAAGCGACTTGAAGAGCTGTTCGGCCCCTACTTCGATCCAAGGAAGGTGTCCAAGTGGGATGAGAATGAAATCGAAGTCCTGCCCCGGACCGTCGTGTCCAAGGAGGGCTCGGTCACGTGCGTGGGCGTGGACGGCGCTGTCGTCGGACGCCATTACGACGTGATCATCAGCGATGACCTCGTGGACGAGAACAACACAAGGACGCAGCACCAGCGCGACAAGACCAAGACCTGGTACTATCAGACGCTGGACCCCACGCTGGAGCCTCCGAGCCCGGACGTGCCGCATCGCGGCGAACACCACCGGCTCGGGACGCGCTACCACTATGCGGACATGTATGGCCATCTCCAGGCCAACGAGATGAAGGACAGCACCCTGATCATCCGGGCGCTGGACGAGCACGGTCGGAGCCCCTGGCCGTCCAAGTACCCTCCCAAGTGGTTCCACGAGAAACGGCGTAAGTCCGGCATCATCATCTTCAACGCCCAGTATCAGTGTGACACTGAGGCAATGAAGGGTGAAATCTTCCAATACGACGACTGCCAGCGCGTGGAGGACTCCGAGATCCCCACGGAGCTGCGCGTGTTCATGGGCATCGACCTCGCGATCAGCGAGAAGGAAACCGCGGACAAGTTTGCCATCGTCGTCATCGGAATGGACGCGGATCGACGAATCTATGTGCTGGACTTCTATGAGGACCAGCTGCGGTTCGGGGAGCAGACCAAGAAGATCAAGGCGATGTACCGGAAGTGGAAGCCTGTCCGGGCGCTCATCGAGACCAACGCCTATCAGGCCGCGCAGTACCAGACGCTGAAGGACTCCGACCCCGACATCCGCCTCAAGCCGGTGACGCAGGACAAGGACAAGATCACCCGCGCCTGGAAGTTGTCGCCCGTGTTCGAGGACAAGCGCGTGTTCTTCAAAAAGAACCAGCACGCGCTGATCGAACACATGGTGCTGTTCCCGAATCACCGATACAAGGACCTGTTCGATGCTTTTGACCTTGCCGTCCGAGCCAGTAAGCTCAGGACGCGAAAGGGCAAGCGACGGCCCGAGCCCGGGCTGATCTGAGGAGACCATGGCCAACACGAAGCGAAGCGCAAAGCCCGCCCCGAGCGCGGAAGACACCAAGGTGGTCTCCATCAGCAAGCGAGCCAACGCGGCGAGCGCGCGAGGCGACCGGATGAACACGGACGCGCTGGAGCGGATGAAGGACAAGATCGCGGGCACCACCGAGGACGTCACGAAGCGCTACAGCGCTGACGACGACGCGGAGCCCGGGCAATCCAAGGTCGCGGCGGAGGATCCGTGGTCTACGCTGGCCGCGGAGGGCAAGGTCATCCAGCCGCCCTTCGACATGCTCACGCTGTCGATGTTGCCCGAGCACAGCTCCGAGCTGGGGCAGTGCCTGGAGGCGATGGCCGCCAACATCGACCTCCTGGGGCATCGCCAGGTGTCGCGCGTGAAGCTGGACGATCCGGCCAACAAGCCCTCGGATGAGCTGGCAGCGGCCGTCAACAAGGAGCGCGTGTATCTGGCCAACTTCTGGGAATACTGCACCCAGGAGTCGTTCAGCGAGTTCAGAGAGAAGGTCCGCAAGGACCTGGAAACGACTGGCAACGCCTACTGGGAAGTCATCCGCGATGCCAAGGGCAAGATCCAGCAGTTCGTTCACCTGCCGTCCTACCAGATGCGCTTGACGAAGCTGGACGACAACCCCATCAAAATCGAGCGCCCGATCCTGCGTCTCCAAGAGGACGGCTCGGTGGAGGTGGATAAGGTCCCAGAGTGGCGGCGCTTCCGGCGCTACGTCCAGGCGCGCTCCGCCGCAGGCCGCTCGGGCTTCCAGTCGGTGGGCGCGCCCAAGGCGTGGTTCAAGTCGTTCGGCGACCCCAGGAACGTCAACTGCGAGACGGGCGAGGTGGAGGCCAAGAACAAGCCGGTGCCCGAGGACAAGCGGGCCACCGAGGTGGTCCACATCGCGCTGTACAGCCCGCGCACGCCGTACGGCCTGCCCCGGTTCATCGGCAACCTCCTGTCCATCTACGGCGACCGGGCAGCAGAGGAGATCAACTACACCACGTTCCGCAACAACAACATCCCGTCCATGATGATCCTCGTGAGCGGCGGCCAGCTGACCGAGGGCACCGTCAAGCGGCTGGAGTCGTTTGTGGAGAGCCAGATCCAGGGCTCGGACAACTACAGCAAGTTTGTCATCGTGGAGGCGGAGGAAACCGCCGAGGAAGGCGAGGAAGCTGGCCAGATCAAGCTGGCTGTCGAGCGGATGACCAAGGATCAACACGCAGACGCGCTGTTCCAAAACTACAGCAAGAACAACCAGGACAAGATCCGGCGCGCGTTCCGCTTGCCGCCCATCCTCGTGGGGCGCGCGGACGACTACACGAGGACCACGGCGGACACCTCGCGCCGAGTCGGCGACGAGCAGGTGTTCCAGCCGGAACGGGACAAGTTCGATGCGTTGATCAACCGCATCATCTATCCCGACATGGGCATCCGTTACCACAAGTTCAAGACCAACACGCCGAACACCACCGACAACCTGTCGGTGGTCCAGATCCTGTCGGGCTCGGAAAAGACTGGCGGGATGACGCCGCGCATCGCGCGCCAGATGCTGGAGTCCATCCTCTCTGTGGACCTTCCGGAGTTTCCGGCGGACTTCCCGGCAGACGTGCCCTTCAGCCTCACGATGGCGGAGGCGGTCAAGAACCAGGCGGACCCCGCGGAACCTGGCCAACAGGTCACGGCGCTCAAGGCGTACAAGGTGCTCAAGGCGCTGCTGGGCGACGCGGTGCCGGACGTGCTGGACGACGCGGATCCGGTCGTGGCCGTCATCAAGGCCATGGACGACAAGCTGGAGCGCGAGTGGCAGCAGTCCGCGCTCACCGGCACCGACGCCTCCGAGCCCGAGCCCTCCTGATGTCGTTCCAGGACCACATCTGCGACCACGTGGACGTGCTACACCAGCGCGTCCTCGCTCGCGACCTCCTGGTGGCCAAGGCGGCGCAGCTCAGCGAAGTTGCGCAGATGGCCAAGAAGGAACAGCGACTGCGCGAGTATCTGGCGGCCAAGTGGGCCGTTCGCGTCAACGAGGCTGTCCGAGCGGCACGCGCGGGCGCGCTCGCCGGACGCTCCGCCGCGGCCATCGCCAAGTCCATCGACCGGATCATGGCACGCTGGGCGCCGGACGTGAGCAAGACGGTGCGCGCCGAGGTGGCCGACATCTACCGGCTGGCCCGGATCGCTGCGCACAAGAAGGTGGCACGGCGGAGCAAGGCGTCACTCGCGTACAACGCGCCACCTTCCGCCAAGGGCGACGACGGCAGCGACATCCAGAAGGCGCGGAGGCGCCCTCGCATCGAGGCGCTGCCCCGATTCGACCTCGTGGATCGCGACGCGGCGGAGGCGTTGGGCGAGCGCCAGATGTTCTGGATCGGAGCCCACTACGGCGACCACGTGTCCGAGGTGGTGCGCGAGACCACGCGGGATACCATGGTGGCGACGGGCGCCGGGCGGCGGGCCACGGCTCGGGTTCTGGAAGAGCGCGTCAGGAGCAGCCTCGGCATCGTGTCCTACCCCGGCGGGTTCCGGGGCACGGCCGCTGCCTATTTCGAGGGCTTGGCCGCCAACGCTGCCACGGTAGCGCGAGCGTATGGCCAGCTTCGCAGCTTCGCTCGGATCGGGATCACCACCTACACGATCGTCAACCCGAATGACAGCCGCACGTGCGTGGTGTGCGGCTACATGGATCAGAAGGTGTTCGCGGTGGCGGACGGGATCAGCCAGGTGCGCTCCGAGATGAGCGCTCGGACCCCGGACGCCATCCGCGCGATTCACCCCTGGCCGACGCGCGCGGCCCTTGAGCGCATTGGCTCGGGCTCGCCCGGTCGGATCAGCGGCGCAGCAGGCGCCAGAGACTCCGCCGCGTTGTCCAGGGCGGGCCTGTCGCTTCCGCCGTATCACTTCAGGTGCCGGTGCGTCGTAGACATCGACGATGCGGCAGGTTCGCTCGATGATCTGTCACCGGCGGACTTCCAATGAACGTTCGTGGCGCGCCTCGGAGCGCGCTACGCTTGGATGCGTAGGGTAACACGTGGCCAATCCCAATCGCAAGGCGATGTCGAGCACAGACCGGCGCACCACCAAGGGTGTCATCACGGGCGAGGCGTTGGCCGAGTCCGGCTCCATCGGGAACGAACAAGGCAAACTCGCGAGCGGGATCAAGGACCTGATGGAAGAGCCCGAGGAAGAGGGCGAGGTGGAAGCCACCAAGTTTTACGTTCCCATCGCCAAGGCGAGCCAAGAGGAGCGGACGGTCACAGGCGTCGTGCTCCAGCCCGAGGTGGTGGACGCACAGGGCGACATCATGGACAAGGGCGTGATCCGGGCGGCGGCACACCGCTTCCTGGCGGGTTACAACACCCGCACCAAGCCCGGCCTGATGCACAAGGACTTCAAGCCCCGATTCGAGATCGTGGAGTCCTATCTCGCGCCCCAGGAGCTCACGATCAACGGCAAGTCCGTGGCCGAGGGCTCCTGGATCATGACGATGAAGGTGCTGGACGACAAGGTCTGGGACCAGATCAAGAAGGGCAAGCTCACCGGCTTCAGCATCGGCGGCAAGGCCCGAGTCCAAAAGCTGGAGGCCCAGGCCAAGGCCTGAGCCCAAACACGGAGGTCAGAACCTTGCCGAACCAAGCAAAGCAGCGTTTCCTCTCGCTGGACGTGGCGGAAGTCTCCGTGGTGGACGCGCCCGCCAACGAGGTGGAGTTTCTGGTACACAAGCGAGCAACGGAGGATGCGACCATGGGAGATACCAACACCAGCGCCACGGCTCCGGCAGCCGTGGAGAAGCAGAACCAGGCGCCGGAAGTGATCAGCCAGCCGGCCACCGCCGCCAGCACCGAGGCCGTGGAGAAGGCGATGGCGCAGGTCACGGCGCTGGTCGAGGGCATCGCCAAGGCGGCGGGCGCCACCATCGTCGATCCCGAGGAAGCTCGGGACGCGGAGGCGGAGAAGGCGCGCAAGGGCATGGGCGCGATGCGCAAGACGTATCGCGAGCAGCTCAAGGCCGCGGGCCTGAAGGGCGACGCGATGAAGAGCGCCATGGCGGCGTTCGACAAGTGCGCGATGATGGAGGCGGAGATGTCCAAGGAGGCGCCCGCCACCAAGTCGGCCACGCCCGAGCTCACGCCCGAGCAGCAGGCCTCCGTGGTCGCGCAGAAGGCCCTGGAGGAGCTCAGCCAGAGCATCACCAAGGGCAAGATGTTCACCAAGGAGCGCCAGGACAAGATGAAGGCGGCGCTGGACCAGCTCAAGGCGGTCATGGACGAGATGGGGACCGTGCCGACCGGCGCCAGCCCGGCCACCTCCACCCCCGACACCACGACGTTCGGCGCGAGCGGCGTGGCGGAGCTCACCAAGAGCCTCACCGAGCTCAAGGACCAGATCAGCGCCGGCCTCACCGAGATCAGCAAGCGCGTGGAGGCCGTGGAGAAGTCGCGCGCCCCGGGCAACGCGCTCCCCAACGACGCCACGGACGGGAAGCCCGCGCCCGTCAAGAAGTCCCTCTGGTCCGGCATCCTCTGAGGCCGGAGCGGCGACACTAGGACCAGACCAACCCGAAAACAGCCAAACCGGCCACAGAACGAGGTAGAAGAGACATGGCAGGAACGATCAGCAACCAGGAGCTGGTGGAGAAGGCGGTCATCACCGCCGATGCCATCGCGTCGAGCGGCAAGCTCAACCCGGCCCAGAGCGACAAGTTCATTGACTACGTGGTGGAGGAGACCATCCTCAAGGACAACGCTCGCGTCGTCCGCTTCCGCAACGAGTCGCTGGACATCGACAAGATCGGCATCGGGCGGCGCGCCGCCATGCCGAAGGCGGAGGCGCAAGATCCCGGCAAGCGTCGGGGCATCTCGACCTCCAAGGTCACCCTGACCCCCAAGGAGGTCATGGTGCCATTCGAGATCGGCGACACCTTCCGCGAGATCAACATCGAGGGCGACGACGTGGAGGACCACGTCGTGCGCATGTTCGCGCGCCAGTTCGGCAACGACCTGGAGGAGCTGTACGTCACGGGCGACAAGCTCGGCCAGGCCGTGCTGGAGTCGGACGTGGAGGACGGCGGCAGCACCACGCAGTACGTCAAGGACACGTACCTGGCGCTGGTGGACGGCTGGCAGAAGCTGGCCGACGGCGCGAACATCGTGGACGCGGAGGGCCAGAACATCGGCCTCGGCATCTTCTCCAAGGCCATCCGCGCGATGCCCACGAAGTTCAGGCGGAACAAGAACATGCTCCGCTGGTTCCTGAGCCCCGACCTCTGGCAGCTGTACCTGGAGAAGCTGTCCACGCGCGCCACCGGCCTCGGTGACGACGCGGCGGGCGGCGGCAGCCACGGTCCGTTCGGCATCCCGGCCATCCCGGTGCCGCTCTGGGACTTCACCCCGCCGGTCGTGGAGCACATCGTGCTCACCGGCACGACGCCCACGGCGCTCCGCTACGGCGACATCCAGGACGTGGTCATCACCCCGACCACGCTCGGCGGTGTCCCGACCGCGCCGTACATCGAGACCGCGGACTACGTGGTGGACTACGCGGCCGGCACCATCACGCGCAACGGCGGTGGCGCGATCGGCTCGGGCGCGACCGTCAAGGTCACGTACAAGAGCCCGCCGCAGCTCATCCTGACCCACCAGAACAACTTCATCGTGGGCATCGGGCGCGACATCCGCATCGAGAAGGATCGCGACATCTACAAGGGCGTCAACCAGTACGCCATGACCGC